TCACATAACTGGGCAACCATCATCATCCTGAGTCGCCCGATTGATAATAAACGTCACAACCCCCTTAACCTCGACATCGTTAAGCGCTTCCCCTTCGATCGCTTCCCCATCCCTGGTAATTAGTGTCCTGCCCATCACCTTTGCAAAATCAGTTATTCCGGAATAAGCGATCATTACCGTGCTGTTCTGCTTAGGCTTGAGCGATACATCAATCACAGCATAGCCGGTCGCGGTTTCTACAGTTCTGGTGTTGGGGCCAGTACCACATATCATGTCAACAGTGAGAGCTCGTTGTGCGTAGTCGTTGGCCGGGGAGGGAAATCCCATCAGAGCACCCTCCCCATGTTGCGCAGAATCCACAGTCGGTTGTTGCTATGGTCTGGCGTCTTGTCTGCAAAACACGATTGGTTCCTCTCAATCCACCTATTAGCTTCATCATCTGAGAAATGAATACCTTTCTCCCTCAGCTCCCTGATGAAGTCACTGGTGCGAAGGCACAAGTATCCTTTCGGGTTTTGCGACAGTGAATTCCTGAATGCGTTCTGTATGTCTGAATGTCTGAGCATGATCTGCCACCCGATAAACACTGTTTGCATATACAGTAGTTTTACAAATGGCAAAGATCAAGATCAGCTTTTACGTAATAGATTATCCATACTGATTACTATACGTTTTCTTATTGTCTCATACCCGGCGTCGTGTAAATGTTCGGTAATCATAAGTTGCATGTGAGGATGTCCATGAAAAGTTACAGCAGGAGAGATGCCATAGATATGGCATTCAAACTAGGTATGGGTGCTGCTCTTATGGCGTCCATACCAAAAGTTGCATTTGCATCAGGAGCGTCAAGATTCATCGTTACCGACTTTGGCGCCAAAGGGGATGGAGTTACTGATGACTCTTTTGCGTTCCAGAAGGCATTTATCAAAGCAAATGAATCAGGTGGCGGAACGGTTTACTTTCCCCCGCCAAAAAAAGAATATTTGCTGAAGTTCCCGGTATTTATCTTTAACAATACTGAAGCATATGGCGACGGTAAAGATACGCGGATTGTTTTCGAGAATCCGGTGTTCAGTAAGGGCCGCGGCGGGTTCGTTATAGGTTCAAGCCTGGAGGCAAACAGAGATCTGGCGCTAACCAGGTTCAGTAACCGTTCATTGTCCACGACGATCAACCAGAACTTCAAGAATCCCGTCCAACGGCACTACATACGTGATACGCCGGAGCTTGCCCAGGCGAAAGGGAGCATCTTGCATGATATCTATCTGGAAGCGAGATTCACTGCAGGATCAGAAAGCAACTGGGGAGGGTACGGGATTAATTTCGTAAACGCCATTGATTGCCATGCCAGAAATATCTGGGGTAAAGGGTGGACGCAGCTTATTGGAATGGGATCTGATACCCCGCCAGAAACACCATCAAACCATAATTGCAGCGCTAAAAACTTGTATGTTATTGAGCCAGACCTGGTAAGAACATATTACTCGATAGGGTTTATGGCTAACTCAAGTAATTGCACGATTCAGAATGCAAAACAACTTAAGGCTATGACCGCAGGAAGTAAGAACGGCAGTGGTGTTGCGTTGAACTTTTGTGAGGATTGTATTGTTGCAGATATAGATATTCCTGATCTTGGAAGAACCCAAACCTCTGAAGGTGTACTTATAAACAATTCGTCTGGTTGTTTGATTCAGAACATAAATATCGGCAATGCGAAAAAAGCCGTATCAACATTCTTTAAATTTAAGGACACTCAAAAGGAATTCAAACCTAACATGATTAAGAATGTATTGGGTTCTAATTGCGACATTGTATTATCTGTCTACTCCAAATTTAACATCATAAGAAACATCAAGGGTGAGAATTCTGGAAGAGTTATAGCCTTGATGAATACTAATGCAGCGAGAAATGTTATAAGTGCCCCTGAGGCGGATATCTCCACCCCAGGGAAAGCACCAATTACTACATTAATGAAGCTTAATAAAATAGAGTAATCATTCCACAGCGCGATGGCGACTATCATCTTCATCGCGCTGGCTGTTGACTGCAACAAAGAAGATTAGTGCAGGAATGCTAATCCAGAACGTAGATATATCAACAAACATCCCTGATGCTATAAACGCAAGGAGAAGCGGAAGACTTTCTGAGTTGTTCTTGTAAACGCAGTAGCACAGAGACACAAGCATCCCCACGTACAAAGATAACCCAATAACGCCTGTTTCCAGCAATGATGATATGAACACGTTATCAGGCACGATGCCGTACTTATCAGTAGCCATGCGATAACCAACGCCAAAGATTGGGCTTTCGCCTAGTATGTCTGGAACGGCAGCCCATGTTGCAAGTCGTCCAGACGTGATATCAATCTGACCTGACCCGGTAATCCTGTCCATTAGCGCAACAATGTAATCATTACTGATACCGTAAATGATAACACCAGCACCGATAGCTGCGAAAAACAGCATCTTGAATACGCTAAGGCTTCTTGTTCTTATTAAATCAAAGAATACATATACAGCCAGCGCAAAAACCAGAGTTCGCGTAAGTGAAATATAGATGTTAAACACAAGGCCAAGCAGTATCAAAATGTAAAGTATTTTGCTTTTGCTGGTATGGCGGAGACCGATAAGCGATGCTACGCCAAGAATCAATGCAAGACTACCATACGCACTGGAATCATTAGCGACACCACCCGCCCTGAAAATGTAACCCATTCCAGGATAGCTAAACCTTTGCTTCGCAACAAGGATGTCCATTTGCATGAACCAACCCCAGGCCGCCTCTATGGTAACGACAAAGAAAAGGAAAATGAAAAAACGATATACAGTTTTCCTTTGCTCTTCAGTAAGCTTATTAATAAATGCGAAAACTAAAAGCGCTGGAAAGTACATTTCAAGAAGTCTGACATATCGTAGAAATGATGACTCATGATCTGCCAGTTTATCGTATGTTAGATAGCTATACGCTATACCTGCTACGATCCATGATGCCCACAAAAAGAACATAAATAAAACAGATAATTTCTTTTTATCTATTGTTTTTCTTGTCATTGCAAAAACAGCAAATGAAATGATAATAAATGGAATCGCTGGCTCTAGCCCAGATATACTACCACGACCAAAAGGCACTAGCGTTATTATTGCAAGTGCAAATAGATATAGCCTAATGGCAATATCATCATATTTAAATTTACTTCTCAATGTGTGTAGCCCTCGTAAGCGCCACAAAAATTAAAACATATTATTCTATGTGGCAAATTATCAAGGGAAAGACAAATCACATTCAATGGAAAAGTAACGCGATCTGCCTCACCCAAATTTATACTTAGTCGGCAACTATATCACATAAGAATAATCCGTCAATTTTCTGACATTGCGCTATCATCCTTGGCCCCCTCGTAAAAAGGTAGTGATTTTAGATAGGCATAAGCCTGTTCGCTTGGCGATAAACTGTTTTGAATATAAGCACATCCGTGCGTTTCACCGTCTAGAGGAAGTGAGGATTTATCTGCTTTCATCGAAACAAAAAAATCCAACTGGTTGCCTTGTATGGTGATATGCTCGACAGTGAAAACTGCATTCTCAACAGTCAACCCCTTAAATGTAGTGGTCTTTATAAGCGACATTTTAAGCTCCTATGTAAGTTGCACCAGCAACAGGATATTCAATGGATATGCGTATATCAGTCGTGTCTCTTACAACAGAACCATCCATAGGTTGCCCACCTAAAAACAGATTCAATGCCGTTCCTGACGTGACACTGCAAGTAACAGGCAAGGTTCTATTCGGTATGTTTAATGTAGAGGTTACAGTTTTAGAGTTATCCTCATCCAATACGCCATGGATTTCGTACGTCTGGTTACCAAGAAGAACCTGGCAATGAACGCCAGCCCCACTGCGCTGGCCAGGAGCAATTGCTATTGGGAGGCTTATAGATAGGTTTCCGGCAGGCTGTGTAGTAATGGATCCAATCGTCATCCATAGAGACAATTTGCAACTGTCATTGCTGATCTCATAGTTACCACCCCTTGTTGAATAGGTAATGACCCCAGCGGTGGCTGATCCTGTTAATGACGGATTAAAAGTACCGGCTCTTGCCCCTATCATCGGCTTATTTGTTGAATCGTATGTTACTTCATCAACAGAACCAGTAGACTGATTTCTATTATCATAAGCGTGTGATCTTGCACATGTTCCTGAGAAATGAATTGCTCTTCCTGCAACTGAACAAGTCACTTTATTATTTTCTGCGTGAAGTCCAAAAAGGCCACGCATTTTAATGGCATAGTTTTGTTTTGGAGAAACCACATAACAGTTTTTGACAGAAATACTGTGAGCAGTGTTTTGACTGGTAATAAGGAATCCCGCATAGTCCCATCCAAGAGTGCCAGGGAGATCATATCCAATCAGTACACCAGCTTCCGTATTCGCACTGCCAGTACTACCATTACCGTTATTATAGAAATAACATCCTTCTATGGTTCCTCCATGAGCTGGGTTTATTACAGTAGAGCCAGCATCGGCATTTGTACCTGAAGCAATACCTATACCCCAGGCTCCATTTTCGGAGTGTTCGATATTGGCACCAGTAACAGAGAAGCCAGCAGGGTTGCATAACATTAAATTGCCAACCCAGCCATGATGGTAAGTTCCGCCAACTATAGAGATTCCAGTATGGTCATTAGTGTAACCAATGCGACATGGAGTCTCTCCACCAAAGTACTCGCCTCCAATAATACTGCATCCCCACGCTCTTTTAGACCCTAACCACAGGCCATACCGCGCTCTCAATGGCTTCCCACTTCCATCAGTTGCAGTTGTATCCCCTGCCCAAAAATCACAACTGATAGACATGCTGTTATAGCAACGTGCCACTTTTATAAGTGCGTCTGGGTAATATGTCGTCCCGACATATCTTACTTTTAAATCCTTTAAAATTATTCTCCTTGTTCTTTCCTCTGCTGCTTCCCTGGATAAAACTATCTGACCGCCATTCATTAATAATATCCCGTTAATAATATTAACGTTAATATCTAAATCATGGCTTTCATATAGAGTATATTGCTTACCCCTAAGATCAATTGTGTAAGATAACGAAGTTCCGAGAAGAGTATCTGGCAACGACTCAAGATATGAAAACATTAATGACCAAAGCTGGTCATCTGTAGGCGCTAAAATTCCGACACCGAACATTTCTGGATATACTATCCGGCCGAAAGAAAGCATTTCATTTACACTTAGTCCGTAAGGTGTATTTACCAAATCTCCGCCTAATCCATCTTCGCTTGAACCAAGATTTTGGCGAAGAGCGGCATCCCCGACAGAAACGAAATGCAAAGAGTCAGTCGCATTCCATGTTTCATCAGTAGTTCCCGCAGTGGTGTATGGTAAATCAGTAGCGGCCGTAAGTTTCCACAGTTCGTTACCATAGCGAATAAGTTGATTGTACTCGGTGATAGTCAGTGGACCATCGGCATAATCACCGATGACCTGGTAGCCAGATCGCTCAATGAAAGCATCGAAGCGCGCTTCCTGACTGGCGAGCTGAGCATCAAACTCAGCATGCATTCCAGCCATTGTAATGTGCTTTTTCCCGAATCTATCGGTGTAATAATGCACATTACTCGTCACAAACTCATCAATTTTACCGGCGTTAAATTTCAGATCGCGCGGAGTCTCACTCGGTACAGGAAGTTGTGTAGGTGTCGTGGCCATAATTTTTCCAAAAAAAACCCGGCTCATTGGCCGGGTCTGGTTAGTCGTGGAAGGTTGTTATTGGTAGATAGCGTCGCTGTATTCCGAGACCGTCAGCGATACTGTGTTATCGGCGTTCGGCTTGATGCTGTTGACTGTCCATAGTTGACTGTCAAGCTCCTCTACTGTCGCAATGATGTAGCGCGATGGTAGTTGCACCGTGTCTCCATTCCAGATATTCAGTGAAATGTCTGGTATTGCCGCGGTGAATCCGTACTTCGTGTCAGCGCGGGCCGTAGCCGGATAGCGCAGAGTCGGGTTACCCAGGCTGTCGGTCACCAGCACATACATATCTCCGGCAAAGCTGATCGGTTCGCTGGTATCAAAGACATTCCCGGTACGGCCGGTGATATAGCCCTGCTGCTGGTTGCTGTCGTATATGTCCGCGATTTGTACGACACTGCCTACCTGCATAATCCCGTCTTCAAAAACTTTGGCGTTCATCTTTGTTCGCGAGTAAATCAGGCGCTTTGTTTCGCGCAGCGCGCGCTCACGAGCCTGATACTCATTACGGAAGCCAACTATCTCCAGCTTGTTCGGGTTTTCCGCTTCCTGTTCAACGATGGCGCCATTCAGCACGCGGAAGTTGATGTACGTCTTGTTGTTCGTAGTGGGATGAACGTATGACACCTGCACGCCGTCATAACCACCTGGCAGCGTAGCTTCGTACGTCATTTTGTACTCGTCCGTCTTCATGTTTGCCCGGTTGAATACGGCGGCCGGGTAATCAACCTTTTGGTCTCTGGTGAATGTCAGTACGCCATCATCCCAGTACGCCACCACTGATGCTGCATTGCAGATAGCCTGCACGCGATCCCCAAGTGAATCGTTCTCGTCGTCAAACGTATAGTCGAAGTAACCCAACCTCTTATCTGGCAAGCTCTCAGCAATCGAATACAATCCGTAAAGGTCAATACTGCCGACAGGCTGCCCCCCCATGATTAGCCAGGTATGCGCCACCGCATCAGCAAAAGAACGCGACGGCCGTAGCGTGTAATCCACCGCCTGTGTACTGAGGTCATAAGTAATAGTGCGACGGGTGACCAGGGCATTATATTTTCGGTCGCGGCTTCCCAGCGCGTTCTCCGTCGCCCTCACCTTCACACGCACCAGAGTGTCTGTAGGGTGAACCACGTTTGTCCTTATGTTGATGGCGTGGATCTCTTCAACCTTCAGGACTGACGCGTCACTTGAGTTATCCGTACGCTGAAAGCTGATTGCGTACTTGCCGAACCCGGCTGCAGGAGTCAGTTTATCGGTGCGGTAAAACACTTCGCTGGTATGGTCGTGCGGTGTTCCCTGGTAATAGGTGAAAGTCTCGGTGGTTCCCGGTATCTGGTTGTAATTGTCGTCGATTTTCCAGATAACGACCTTCCAGTTAGTCTGCTTTTTCCCCCCGAGGCTCGACTGCGTGTGCAGCCAGAGCTGTGATGACTCAACTGGTGAGAAGAATGGACCAACAACCAGCGCTTCGTTGTCGTTAAGAATGAACGTCGTGGTGTTGATGGTCGCTGTCGCGGGAATATCCTGTGGCCCATCAAGCTGGTTCATCGTAAACGTGTACCAGCTCACTGGGTTAATCTCTGCGCCGTCATTCGTCTCTACCGCCGAGATTAAAGTCCCTGAGAACGTGGCATCTGTGGTAACGCTACCTGATGCAGTGTTGTATGTGACATTGATGGTGAATGTTACTGCATGTGGCAGAACCAGCTCCATGAAGTAATCAAATTCAGCCTGTTTCACGATCTGCATGGCTATCTGTCCGCCTGAATACGTACCACTAACAACTGTGTTGGCAGTGGCCGTCTCGACAGGAAAATCATCAGCCTCGTTCTGGCCTGGAACTTCCTGTCCGTCGACGTCATCGAAGCCATAACCCTCAACGATTTGCGGAATAACTTCACCGGGTTGATGAAATTCATACTCAGCACCGGCCAGCGAGCCGAGACTAGACTCTGAGTAGCGCACAGACTCGTAATCGTATCTTCCGATCCCAATGCACATCCACTCGGTGACATACTTCAGGCCGCCGTCTTTATCGTTTTGACGGACATATTCAAATACTGATTCCTGTATCAGATCCGGGAATGAACGGACTTGACCGTAGATATCAGGCTTAGCCTTATACACGCGCGCAGTGTTTGTCTGACCGGTCAGGCTATTGTTAGGAGAATCAACAGTATTACCACCAGTATTTGCGATGGCTGGCTTTGGTGCCAGAAACGAAAACACCTGCCCTACTACTTTAAAAATAGGGCTCAGAATATCTTCAACAATACCCTTCGGCTGGTCGAATATCTGGATGTTATCCAGTTCACTCAGTTCAAACGCCAGCTCATCATCGTCGCCCAGCTTTGCGCCGTTCCGGACGATCAGCAGATCGCGGTGAAAGGTAGCGTCATTGGCCGCCAGCCAGTCATAAAAAAGGGTGCCGTTTGGCACCCTGCAACGCAGCTTAGGCGTTCCTGGAAAATTCGATATTTCAACCAGTGCCATATTCGAAGAACTCCACTTTGGTGAATGCCCGCTGAATGACCAGCAACGAGTCCATACGCACGCTTCCGTTCTCACCTCGCGAGTGCAGCACCTGCCTGTTAAGCACCAGGCCAACATGCGCCGGTTGCGCGCCGCGGTATCCGACAAATATCCCGCCCTCGGCCGGTTTATCGACCCGGCGCCAGAAAACTACATCACCCTGATAGCAGGTAAAAAAGTCAGCCCCGGCTTCGTAGTCCGGCGTCTGGTGCAGCTCGATACCTAGCACATGCCGGTAATACAGCACGACCAACCCCCAGCAATCGACTCTCTCGAACGAGCAAGCACGGTTAGCCCACGGAACGCCGATAACCTTTCCAATAAAGTCAGAGATACTGCAGGCCGGTGTATTCCGTTGGGTCATAGAGTCTCCCTATGTTGTTATTCAGCGGATTGGTTACAGAAAGGGTTACTGATGCGGCGTCGGCGTCAATATCCACAGTCTTGACGTATAACTGCCAGGATTTAATCGGCGCAGAAACATCTCCGCTGTCGAAGATCTGTCGCATGGCTGTAATCGAGGTTAGTCTGTCAGACCCTTTCCATTGCTTCATCAACGTTTTGATATCCGACGACAGTCTCCCCAACTTCACCGTAGCATCAATCACCGGTGTGCCGCTCTGCTGGCTCTCTTCGATTTCAAATCGCGCAGGCGTGAATGTCTGGCCGCCGAGCACCTTTGGAAAGAACTGCTTATTGACCATGCGGACATAGCCAAATGATGGATGGTAGAATGTGATGGTGTCGTACAGGCCGCGCGTCGGACGCTGCTGCTTGTACTCTCTGAAGCTCGGCATTACGGCACCCTCGGCAATGATTCCGGATCTCTCCCGTCCGGATAACCAGTCACTACGATATCCAGCCACGTATCCCATGGCGGCGGCAACTCAACGATGATGTCGTCGAACTCGTCGTCAGCGTTATACAGGTGGTTGGCAACAACAGTTCCCGTCCAGGTCACCACTCCGCCGTCAATGCTGGTCTGGACCGGCATCTTCGTGAAGTGAAGCTCCTGCAACTGCAGGCCACTTCCTCCCAGATTGATATTCATCCGGAACCAGTTCAGACCCCGATTGAGATAGTTAGGACTTCGCAGCCACTGCTGGAATGCGCGTTCCTCTGCCAGGGTGAAGATCCACGTAAGCGACCATGTCGCCTTAAGGTCATCGGTCTGGTTCTCAAAGATGGCCGGGCCAACCGCTGGCTGATCGGTCTGGAATCCGGTATCGAGCGTCATGTTTTTGCTGGCCTTCTGCGCCAGCGGCAGCCAGTCGGGATAGTCGATAATTGGCATCAGCCCTGCCCTCTTGGCGTACGTTTCACGTTCATGTTGCTTGTTATGGCGTTACTGATTGGCCCACCGTTATTCAGGTCAGCGACGATTACATCCACTGTCACTCCACCATTAGCGTCAGTACCAGCCTGCGCATCGACAGATGAAGACGAGTAGTTCTGGATATTTATCACCACTCCGCCACCACCTCCCGCATTCATTTCCTTGTTACTGATCACCCTGCCATTATCGCCAGGGATCATATACTGCTTACCAGTGCTGGCCTGGTAAATCTCCGGCATCCCACCTTCACCGACCTGATACATTCCACCTGCAGATACAGGGCCGCCGTTCTTGCGCTTTCCGGCCAGCGCCATGACTCCAGCCATAGCCCCGACACCAATTGCCACTGCCGCGCCCCACGACGCGATAGACGACATGAGGGCCGCAGGTGTCCATGCCGCCGTGGTCGTGGCCGCCGCCGCTGTACTGGCTGCAGTCTGCGTGGTAATACCGGCAACCTGTGCTGCTGTCGTAGCCGTGATTGCGGCCTGCTGAGTCGTAGCCCCCATAATCGCTGACTTCGCCCAGTCGATGCCCATCTGCACAAAGGAGTTAATTAGTTGGTTAACAACGGAGTTAGCGAGTGAACGAATAGCCTCTTCACCACTTTGAGTGCCAGTGATTATCCCCGCAAAGGCGCTCGATGCGTTGTTGCCAAGAGCATCAAGTGATGCCGCAAGCATTTGGTTGGCTGCGCTTTGCTGAGAGAACAAAGTCCACTGCGCGGCAAGGCGCTCCTGCTCATACTGAGTATCAGCGGCTTTTTTCAGTGCTAAGGCCTGATTATGGGCGATAACCCCCTGCTGCTCGTATTGCTGGATTAGCGCTAACTGCTGGGCATGCTGGTTTGCCAGGTTCTGCACCGGATCCACATCACCGGCCGCCTGCTGCTGCGGGGTAACAGCCTGTTGCGCTCGGATTTTCGCAAGATTAGCCTGGTGAGTTGCCTCCAGTCTCTCAGAGGTCTCGTTATATTGTTCCTTGCTGATTTTCTTCGCGGCCAGTGCAGTATTCAGATCTTGCACATCCTGCTTGTAACTTGCATTCTCGCGTGCTTCAGGGAGAAGTTTCTCAGCCGCGGCTTGCGCCTTGATAGCGTTGGCCGTATCCCACTTTTTAGCAGCATACTGCCCAGCCAGCGCTAATTGTTCCTGCGTAGCACCTTTGCCAAGCGAAAGCTGAGCATTGAGGATCGCCTGTTCACGGCTCAGATTGCTGGTGGAATCAGCAGCTAGTTCGGACTGCTGTTTGAGGTTTGCCAGCTTTTGAGCAATTGAATCAGCCTGTGATGCACCTTTCTTCTGTTCTGATTGGAGCGTTTTCTGCGCCTGCGTATTTTTGTACGTAGCAGCCGCATCATCTTCCATCTGCTTCGCGTGAGGATCATCCTTCGCAAATCCCGCGTCTTCAGCGGCATATTGCGCCTGAAGTCTGGCGCGAGCCTCACCCTGTAGCTTTGATAGAGCTAAGTTACGCTCTGACTGCTTGATAAGGTTCTTCTGCCCGGCGGTCAGGTTATCTGTTTCCTGCTTCAGGGCGGCAACATTACCTTTAGCAATGACAGCTTCACGCGATAACTCAACCAGTTTGCCTACGAATGCCGTGAGTGCTGTCTGCCCTTTTTCTGTTGAGCTCTGAGTGTTCTGCAGTTCGGTAGCAAGGCGCTGCAAGGCTTCCGGTGTTGGATTTTTAGCGATATCTGATAGTTGCTTGCTGAACTCGAAGGCTTTTTGCTCGGATATCCCGAATTTATCGGCGACGGCACCGACAGTATTTCCAATGCTGTTTGCTGTCGCCTGGAATGCCTGCCCTGCACCGTAGGCCTGCTTCATAGCCTCAGAATAGTTATCCGTGGTTATTTCTAGGGTGGACAGACGGTCGTTAAAGCCATCGACTGATGCATAACCACCGGAAAAAGCAGAAAGCGCCTTATCACCGAAGGAAAGTAACGAGCTCGAAGCGTCGCTGATCGCCTTAGGTATTTTGTTGATTGCTTCGTTGTATTCCAACAATGCCTGATTACGCATCAGCGTTGCTACTTCAGCATTCGTTTTCGCGAGCAATGCATACTTATCGGACAGGGCGGCCACGCCATTTTGAGAAATGGTAATGACCTTATCCATAGCCTCGGCTGCGTCTTTCAGCGCATCCATTGCGTTCTTACCGCCATTAAGCGAAGTGATTAGAACGCCAGCGAGAACCGAGCTCAGCGCAATGATAGAGCCAACAATCGCACCGCCAGGGCCGAATGCGCCAGCAAGTTGTGAACCCTGCTGTGCGAACGCTACCAGAGCGGATTGACCGCCCTGCACCTGGATAATAAAGTCCTGAACCTGATACCCAGCTTGCTGCATGCTGGACTTCCAGTTGCCAGTACTTTTTGCGCCATTTTCAACGCCAGTCTTCATGTCATATAGACGCCCGGTCAATTCGCCGATCTTCTGTTTTTCTTCGTCGGTAGCTTTTGACCCGGCGCGAAGTTGGGCCGCCAGTACTGCGGCACTACGCGCTCCGTTCTCCTGAGCCTCGTCTAGTACTGCGAGTTGGTTTCCCAGTGCCTCGATGATTGATTCAGCGCGATTAAACTCACTGTTAGCACCGCCGGTACCGCTGCGGGCTTCTTCCATTGCACGGGCAATTCCGCTCAAGTTAGTATTCAGTTTCCGGAGTTGGTTATCCATCGAATTGGCATAACCAGCTAGTTCAGTAAATGCGGATCCGGTTTGGGAAGCGCTCTGGTCGAGGTTATCCATTCCCTTTCCTGACTGCTGGGCTGCGGCATCGAGTTTATCCAGAGCATCAATGGCTTGTTTCCCGCCCTGTAGCAGGGGCTCTATATCAGCACTGACCGTATAAACGATGCTGCCTGCGTCTTTTTCACCAGCCATACTGTTCTCCAGGCAATAAAAAACCCCACCGAAGCGAGGTTTAATGATTAGTTATTTTTACTTGCAGAATTTTTGATAATAATCTTTATACGTTTTAACAGGCGAACCAGGTATATCGTTTATTCTTCTTCCGCTATATTTAGATTGCATTTCGGCACTATCATTTCTATCCCAGAACTCAACAAACCTTATTCCCTGCCTGCTTAAGTCAGTCCTTCCTGAGACTACACCACAAACTACAGTGAATTCCCCATGGTTATACACCTTAACATCTGAAAACGATAAATCATTTGGGTTAAGAAAGTTATCACAGTGAAGGAGGTAGGCATTTTTAAACTCAGGAACAGTGGAATCGCTTAAAAATTTATAGCTATCACACTTGCCATAAGAACTACTTATTTTCTTCACAACCTTTTCTTTCACATCGGCAATGACTTTTTCATCAGTCGGCTGCCCACAGCCCAATAATAGAAATGAGGCGATGACACAAACCATAATCTTTCTCATATCCCTATCCCACTTGATAAATGTGCCAAAAGAGTAGCAGGGATATGATTGCTCACAAGATTAAACATTTTCAGATTTGATTTTTGCAGCCCTTCTTGCCGCTTGCTTTGCCAAGTAGTCATCAGCAATTGCATCATACTCTTCGCGCGTGAATCCTTTCTGGTCCGGGTATTTCGCCGCCAGCAGCATCTGGAATTCGGTCATCGTCAGCTGCGATGCTTCGGAGCGACTCATGCCAAAGTGGCTACGTGCCGCGCTAATGTAGTCGAAGGCTTTAAATTCTGTCGTGCGTTCCCCTGTTTCATGGCGCTGTAGCTTTCTAACCTTAGCCTTGCCGACAACGCCGTGCTGCATGAGGTGTTGAGCCAGCACGATGATATCGTTCTTCGGCATCTGCCCGGGGCGATAGACGACACAATGCCGCCACCCTTTCCACTCACCAATCATCGGTGTCATATCATCTTCGCAGCAAGCCTGAAGCACATGCATGCATGTTGATAGTACCTTCTCTGCTGATCTGTTAAATGAAGGTGAAAGCCAGTCAGGAATTCTTCTCAGTGTATCAGTACAGGCTTCAAGTAGTTTTGCAACATCACTTCCGTGAATAGTGGCATACGCTCGCACAATCTCTGCAGGTGTCCCAATGCGGGTCATCGCCTCGAAAGATGGTCTTAACAGGTAGTCTTGACCTCCATCGCGACTATCACTGACAGAGAATTCACCAATGTCGATTAATGCAGTCATAGCTCATTCCAGTAAGCGGTCATTATCAAGGGCAGCGCGCTGCCCTTTGGAATGTCCGTTAGGTAACGGTGACCGTATGCACGGCCACAAAGTTGCCATCTTCGGTGTTGATGATGATCTGCGCGCTGCCGGTGGCGACGCGCGTCACGGTAACGGTGTTGCCGGAGGCGGTAGCCGTTGCTTTGGTCGCATCGGTGGTCGCTACGGTAAAGTTTTTGTTGGTAGCTCCGGCGGGGGCTATATTCACCGTGAAGGTGCTGGTTCCAGCTGCAGCGCCAGTGCTGGTGGCCGGAGTTACCGTCACACCTGTTACTGCTACAGAAGTCACCTCATTCACTTCAATGGTGCTGGCATCACCAACTTTGAATTCAGTGGAGAACGTAACGATGTCGTTGGTTCCGCCGTCAGAACTTAGCGCCGTAATGTTCATGTAGCCAATGAACTCAACAGGGCCGTAGTCCATTCGAACCCAAATACCAGGTTGACGTTTGGCCTTTAGCTCATCAGCAAAATACTTGATGAACTTACCGACTCCGTACTGATCCAACTTATCTTTTTTACGAACTTCCCCCTCGAAACTCAGGGTAAAATCACTGTTGGTAATGATGGTCTCGACGTAACCACCGCCGTCATCCGCATCTGAAGTTACTGAGTTCGGATTGAAGTCAAACCCTTTAGAAGTACCAGCTGCCAGAGACTTCCATTCGGATTCATCAGGTTTGGTGTCTGGGCAACCGTCGGCAACTTCCAGAACGACCGCGCCGCCGAAAAGGCGTTCGTTCGAGTTCGGGCAATCAGCCATGTGAAACTCCTCTTATACTCAAAAGAAAACCCGCCGTAGCGGGTCATTTGTTTGGTTTGGCTATTCGCCATAGGTACAGGCAAATTGGAGTCGGAAGACTATTCGCCCTTCTTCTGTGAGCACTGGCGCGGGAATTGCGCCCATGTTCTGGATGTAGCCGACGCACTCGTCAGCCATGGGGTTGGCTTGTACGTAATCGACAATTTTCTGCACGGCATTGAGCGCATCTTTGCGCTTATCTTTCGCGCCGACGACATCGACAAGGACATGATATTCGGAACCGAGATCTGTTCGAATGTTCGAGCCGCCGTTTGGCCTGAACACCATGATCGCTTTCGACAGGTCGCCAGGGTCATCGTACATCAACTGTTGCACCGTGAAGCCAGTCGTTAGCCCGGCGTCGCCGAACATGTTGCGCACACGCTCATGCATCATTGGTGTCATAGCGAAAGCTCCTTGCGCATCACCGCATCAACGTTATCGCGCTCGTCATTCGCGCCTTTGGTCAGGAATTGCGGCTCACCATGTGGATCCCAGTAGTTTCCCGTTCCGGTACCTCCACCGAACTCTTTCGGTTTCTGCGGTCCGAACTCAGAGCGGTTACTGGTAATACCGAAGTGAGCTCGCGGCTGTCCTTTCAGCTTGCCTGACGCCTCATGAACATACACTGCATAATTGGCTGAGTAACCGATGCGCCCGGTGATGAGCAAGCCACCAGCGTCGATTTCTCTGAACTGGCTGTTAATCAGCGTAGAGGTGTCGATAGGGGTGTAATAGGCTGCCCGCGCACCGATAAGAATCATCGCAGACTGAAGCGCACGAATGACCTTGCGCCCTCTGACATCGTTGATGGTGTCATTGAGGTGTTTTTTGGCCTGACTAATGCCGCTAACTTTAATACCCATAATCAGACCCCAGTCAGAATGGCGTAATCATCCGCCAGTCGCTCGAACGTATCGGCGTAACGGATAACCTGCCGCACCTCGTCGGCACCAGCGATAACCGGGTCTGCTTCGGTTGACTGGCCAATCAGCAGATAATCACCTGCCGCTGCCAGTGCATACTCAGACCAGACGGTATTCTTCACGACGATTTCGGCGCCCAGGTTAGCTAACTTCTTGCTGAGCCCGCCCTCGTAATCGCAGAGGATATGCTCAGGTTCGGCATAGCCCAACGGGTCGCCGTATTCGTCGTTGCCCTCCAGCTTCCGCCAGATTGTCGCTGTAGCGGTATAAGACCAATTGGCAACCGAAGACATCAGTCATCCCTCCATCGCAGCACAACGGCACCTGTGGCGCGTATGCGGTCGCAGTTGATGTACCACTCACCATTGCTTTTCACGTACGCTGTGGTTTGCTTCCCAGTATCGGTCATCACCCAGACACGAACGAATGACCGCGGCATCCGGACACTAACGGATATCCATTTCATCAGCAGCCACCAACAACGAGAAACAGGCCGACGCTATTACCGGCACTGATGGGGAGTTCACCGGTACATCCGCTGGTATCGAGTCGGGTCAGTGAGTCACGCAACCAGGTGATGCTGTCAGCACCGTAATCGAACGATCGCGACGCTCCTGATGGCGCCCCCTGCGATTTTATTCGCCGGGCACCGGAAGACGTCGCCATGAGCGCAGCGGCATACATCAGGATGAGCTTTGCCGTGCAGTCGTCATATCCCGCACCATCAAGGCACGGGATAATCTTGTTCACCACGCAGAGAATCGGATCCAGCAGCGCACCGGGAATGGAATAACCCAATTCACCGAGGAACGCCTGCACGTCTGCCGCTGTGATTGGGTCAGCCATGGTTATTTTGCCTTCTTGGTAGCTTCTGCCAGTGCGGACTCTGCTTCGTCAGCACGTTTTGTTTCTGCTGCCAGCGCGTCGGCGTGAGCCTTGTCTTTTGCTTCACCATCGGCGATTAGCTTTTGGTTCTGCTCCAGCGCGTCGGCGAGTTGCTTTTGCAGGCCAGAAAGGTCTGCCGCCTGCGCGGACGGAGTTGCCACTTCGAAGGAAAGCTTCTCGCCTTTCTTCTTGTCAGTGTCCTTTGCTTTGCCAGACGCTTTCCAGCGCGCTGCTGTTGCATCGTCCACTTCTACGATCGCACCAACCTCCAGTTTGCGGAGGTTGGCACCGGCGAAGACGTTACCTGCTGTGATTTCTACCAGTGCCATTCAATTTCTCCTTAGCTGCTCGCGAAGAGCACGCCATGTTTGAGGTTGATATCCTGCTTGACCATCAGGCCCATAGCGCCCCAGGTGCGCCAGATGTAGTCGCTGTTATAGAACTGACGAGGGTCAGCGACAGTGCCCACAGCCTGACCAGTGATCGGAGCGATAACGCCGGCAGTCAGAGGAACCACCAAAATCTGGTTACCTGTGAGTTCGGCGTCTTCTTTCACTGCGGCAATGCCGGACAGCTTCAGGATTTCCTGCAGGATGGTGCCTGACTGGTAATTGTCGCTGAAATAGCGCTCCCAGTTGGACATGATCTCGCTGGATACGTACCAGGTCTGCGGCGCGTACTGGTTATTGGTGATCTTCATGGTGTCACGCAGCGCGATCGCACCGTTTCGGTTCTGTTCTGCGGTTGTAGTGCGGCTGGAGAAGTCGATGTTCAATCCAGATGCGCCCAAATCAACCTGGCCGACGCGTTCATCGTTCTTCAGGCCTTTCCACGTTTTGCCATCGAAGGTAACGAAGTTGCCTTCCGAGTCGCGGAAACCGTTGAACATGTAGTCCACGATTTTACGGCGCACGTCATCAACAGAACCGCGCTGCGCGTCAGACAGGGAAGCAAGGGCAGAGCCTTTATTGAAGATCGGGTCACGCCAGTGGAACTTGAAACCAGAATCGTGCACCGGCACCATCGTGCCGTCGAAGCTGTACGCACGTGCGTCAAGTGCCGCACCAATCTGTCCCGACATTGATGTGTGCGCCCAGCCACGGCCGCCAGTACGAGCGTATTCATACACGGACTCTTCCAGACGGACCGAGCGAGACAGCGGCATCAAGTCATTAAACAAGGTGAACTCGGTATTTGGCTCGAATTGAGCAAGAACGGTCTGGTCGTACGCACGGTACATGCGACGAATATCGTCTACCGCATTCACCGCATCCAGATGGCCTTGCTCACCAAAGCGAGCGCGGGCGATGAAGTCAGCCACGGCCTGGGCGCTCATATTGCGCGCCATCTCCAGCTCACGGAACTGTGCCTGGTTGACTTCTAGGTTACCGGTGCGTTCACCGATAGAGCGTGAAAATACAAGCATTCAGTTGCTCCTTACTTGATAACGACGCGCAGCAGATCGCCTGCAGCAACGGTGTACGCTGTGTCTTCTTCGACAAATGCGCGAATTGATTCATCGGCGCCGGCGGCTTTAACCTGGCCATTTGCGATGGAAAGCGGTTGTCCTTTTTTGTACGTGCCTGCAGCGGCGCGTACGTTGAGGAACATGCCCTGCATTGGATGAATGCCAACCACCAGCTCATTCACCGGTATGGAGTCATCAACCGTCTGGCAGCGCAGATAATCAAAGTCAGCGATATAGAGGATCGCCTCTTCGTTACCATCAACCGACGCTGTGAACTTCCCGGCAGAGAAGAAGCCAACGGTACCTGGTTTAGTGGCGGCCGCCGCGGCACCTTCACGGTTAAGCAGCGGATTAGGGAATACGCCACCGGCGTGAATTACGTGTTTTCCGTCTTTAGCCATTTTTTACTCCGGCATTTCGCTGACTGATTGGTTGTTAGTGGCCTGCAGGAAAGCACCATTCAGGCCGGTTGAGGTCTGGCATTTAGCAAACAGCTCGCTGAGCGGCTCACCGTCGAGGGCGTTAACTGCAATGTCAGTCATGCCAAATTTGGCTTTCACCGCGGCGCGCATGCTGGCCTTCTCGCTCTCGGAGTTAGCGTTGATCTGTGAATTAAGCGCCATTACCTGTTCGGTAAGCGTTTTAGCCCAGGCTGGCATCTCTTCATTGTTGGCTGCCTGCTCTTTCTTCTTGGGCTTGCCGGTTTCCTGGTCGATCTCTTCATCGCCTTTTTTCTTGGCGGTGGCTTCTTCGGCCTTCATCTGGTTGTATGCGTCCATCAGCTCGGCGTCGGACTTGCCTTCAGTCGGCTTACCAGCGGCTTGCAGCGCATTGATAATCAGTTCTTTCATCGGATCGTTCTCTCCGTTGGTTTTAATCTCGTACTCAATGGGTTTGCGCACGACTTCTACAGGTTCGCCGACGAACACGGCTTTGCCGTCGTCATCGATGAGGTACTTCTGCTTCAGGTATTTGGTGTCATTGCGGTAGATGAAGTTGTCCGGCCACACCGTTTCAGGCCAAAGCCACTTATCTTCGGTGTCACCCTCGCGCAGCTTGTCGCTGATGGCGCGGGAGATGTCGTCGAAAGAGAAGTTGGAGGCATTGGTGAAGAAAAATTTGGTCTTGTTGAGCAGGCCGTCGCGAGTGCAGTCGATGCCATCAGCAAGACGAGCAACTTCTACCTGCTGCTCATCACCTTCAGAGTTAACGAAGATACCGACGCCTTCTTCTGGCGTACCGGCGCCGGGTTCATCAAGCAGCACCGCCACATGGTCGAACATCATGTTGGTGGCGATTTCGTTGTACTTCTTGCCCTTAGACTCGCCGTTAGCAGCGATGCCGGAATACAGCAGGCCGGTGGAGATGTGGATCGGATCGGAATTGGTGCCGGCCAGCATCTCGTCCAGGCGGTTAATCAGGCGCTTGCCCTTCTCGCTGGATTCGGCGTACTGGCGGTTAACGTACATGTCGCCAGTCACCTTCCCACCTTCGTGGCTGACGTTCTGCAGCCAGGCGCCAACGTGGTATTCGTTCACCGCCCGGACATCGCGCGCCGACACGTGCTTACCGTCCACTTTGGGGTGGCCCAGCGGCATCGGGTTGCGCTCAAGCGTGTTGTAGGCCTTTTCGATTTCTGCTGCCGGGTACAACTTCCGGTTCATCACGATATCGTCCACGACAGGCGTAATGCCGCGAACCACGATATGTGGCTTGCCGTCGATGGTTTCAGTGGTGATGTTTGAAGCGGAGTTGACGACGGTCAGCACGTTAACGCGGTTGCGTTTCATGCTGGGTCCTCTTTGGTGGCTTTCAGGCATTAAAAAAGGCCGCCGGAGCGACCTTTTATCAGTATTTTTACTTAAACCTCAATTCTTTTTCAGCATCAAGTACTATGGCATCTATTAATTCCTGAGCAGCCGTAGACATTTCGCTGTAAGCAATAAAATCGGGGAAACCTTCTTCATAAACTTTATAGTCTGACGCAGTTGATTTAGAGAAGAATTCGTCCAATAAATTTCGAGTGTGATTACTTAATGATATTGGCGCAAGGACGTAAAATCGATGCAATTGAGCTTTAAGTCTATGATATTTTTCCCAATCGACTACACCGTCAGGACCAGACTCACCACGCATATCTGCTTGGTATTCAGCATGTCCTAAGTCAAAAGCATAGGCATAAATAGCCTTAACTTCGAATAGATTATCGATAAGTTGGTTATAGGAGGAGTGTTTCTTTTCCCACCATTTCTCTTTGTAAAACCTATTCAACGCAAAGTATGCTGTAAAGCCTGCCGCAACCACCCCTGTTGTAATCGGAACAACAAGAGTTAGGAAAAAAGAGCCAACTTCTTGTAGGGTAATACTCATCAGCTTGATTCCATGAAAATGATAATGATGCTATTAAGCACTAATTGGAATCTTCTTTCCATTGATCACGTTCTTTCGCCAACCGTTCCGCCAGCCCTTTATTGAATATGCTGCCGTCGTCATTAAGCAGCGCCGGTACCTGACTGCAATAACAGTTGTACCGGTTACCGTTCTCAGCGTAGAAGTCCCGCACCTCTTCCGTGGTGTAGACCTTGCCATGACGGCTGGCGTGCCAGGTGCGCGTCGTAGGCTTGAGCGCTGACAGCCACAGCAGGCCGGTATTCAGCCCAAGCCGGTCAGCAGCCCAGTCCGTTTCGTTCCACTGTGCCTGCCGCAGCGCACCGACCTGTTCAGTCTGAGCGATGGTCTTGGCCTTCGACATCGAAACATCGAGGCGCTTGCTGATGACGCTGGCCGTCTCGCGAGGATTCACGCCGCGCACTACCGCGTCAGTGATGATGTTGGTCAGGTCACCGCGGGCGGTATCGCTGATGACCTTCCAGTCACTGAACGTTGTCAGCCTGGCTGCCGCTATCTGGTTCAGATAACCTGGGCTGTTTACAAGCTGCTGTAGCGTCGTCTGGCTGGCGTATACCTGCGACTGCTGCGAGAGATTATTGAAAGCCTCCAGCGTGCCGCGCTGCGCCTCAGCGGCGACGTAATCCATCGCCCAGAGGTTTTGCTCGCCACCATCCAACAGGTAATCGTCGAGAATGGCCTGCACTGCTTCGAGCAGGTCGGCCATCTCCTGCGTCGACATGTCGTAGATAAACTTGCCAGCGTTAACTTGATAAAGCCGCACATCCTCGCCGTGGTCATGGCAAAGGAAGTGCCAGTCATGGCTGTTTACCTCACGCTCTCGCCCGGTCAGTCGCTGGTCGAACAATGCTTTCAGCGCTCGCTTGATGCCGAGATACCGGTCCTCGATATCCCGGAACATCGCGCAGACCTGCTTCGCCGATCGCGTGGGGTCAACCTTGCTACGCGGCACTACTGGCGTACCGACTTTCGCCTTTTGCTCCGGATTCATCGGAAAGAGGATCATCGGTAGTTACCTTTTTGTTTGGGTCAGGAGTTTGCACTTCTTCACGCGGCTCTAACTCTCCCGCTTCCCTGACCTCATTCTCATCGACAGCTGGTGTTCCGTAGGCTTGCTGTGTATCCCTGGCGACCGCCGCCATTTCCTTCATGTTGGCAATCTTTTCTTTCTCACTTGGTGCTAGTAAGTCAGACCAGGTTAAAGTAATTTCGCCAGACTTCGGAGGCTCAATGACTTCTACTGTCCACAGCCGCTCAATTACCGCAGTCGCGCGATCAGTCTGGAAACCCGCACGACGACCGTTGCAGCGCTTAGCAAAGTCGTTTTTGTCCTGATCTGACGCAAGCCTCCCTGTCTGCTGACCAAAGAGAATGGTGAATGGCATCTGGACTGAAGAGGAAAACTGATTTGCTGACACTGTCCATGTAGGACTTGGATCCGCTGCCGCCACCGACAACACTTTGGCTTCACCATCTTGAGTCACCAACGCTGAATCTGTACCAGAGTTCAGCTTCTGTATGGCAGCATTTAGCGCTTCCGCCAGGCCTGAGTAACCGGCTTTCTTTGCTTCATCAATGATGGTCTTGAGGTTTGTTTCCTTCGACATGTTGATGCCGAGCTGTCTGCTGGCGTTCTTCAGGAAGCCTTCCGCACTACCGCCGGAAGTTTTCGCCATATCAAGCAGGTCGTTGTAACCAGCTCGCAGAAACGGAATGCCGGCCAACGATGACTCGTCTTCTGAGCCTTCGCAAAAGATGATGATTCTTTCTGGGTGGATCTTAATCGACCGCATCGGGCCGGAGATGTTGCCATTGTCCCCGACTTGTTGCTCCTGGAAGTAATAGAACTTCGGCATGCCGTAGTCTGGCGATTTCTGGTCCTGTTCAAGTTCCCCGGGCTTAACCTGTGCCTCCCATGCTGGAATCATTTTGACCAGGCCACGCTCGCGAGAATTCCGCATAACGCTGCGATCGACGGGCTCCCACCACTCCTTGCTGTCTGCAAATTGAAGAATCAGGCCGGAGTAATGACCTACCAGATTTCGCCGATCAGCATCCTTCACCTTAGCCCAGTGTTTTTTCATGAGCTTGGTGACTTTTTTCTCCCACGGCGTCGATTTTTTCGATTTTTTGGTCTCATCACCGTCTACGATCACCGGCGTGTCAGTCCAGCATGCATCGAGCAGTTTATGCACCGCGCCAAACGCAGCGCCATTACGCTCATACATGTTGTAGAAGTGGTCAAAATCGAGACGCTCCGGGTAACCAAATTCGCACCATAGATGATGTCGTTTCGTGTTTCCTGACTTCCCTAGCCCTGAAGCATACAACTGGCGCGCACGGCCCACCTCGTTAAGGCTATTCACTATGAGCCCAGCGAGGATTTGCATTTCGGTATCGTTACTCACTGAGATTTCCTTAGGTGAAGAAAATTGCACCGACTTGTTTGTGGTTGTTTTTCGCTACTGCGAAGTAGCGGAACCCGTCGGCGCCGTGTGATGTGAAGTCGTGAAGGGGTTTATCTTTCCAGCATCCTCGCTTGTCATCCCACTCCTTTCGATAACCCTCAAGGTGAGATATGCCCTCAGCGCATTTCTCTTCATCGAAAACACAGGATGGGAGGATTTCACGCACCGACTCAATGCCGGTATCTACACCGACCTTTGGCACCACCTGGAATGTCATGCTGTAAACCTGACCGTCGATCTCGTACCCTTCCTGGGCGAGTTCCCTCCGAGATTTTGCGTCTGCACCAAATTCACGATTATCGATATCGTGCGGTCCCCAGTGCTCTCCGTACTCGTAGCCGCGGTCTTTCAGCACCTTCATGTAGTGCCGAAGCCCCTCGCCAGAGTTTTCGTAGTAGTCGATGATGTGAAACTCCTCACCAACCTCGCGAACAAACCAGATCGCCGTGGAGTCGCCCACACCAATATCCCAGAACGTGTGAACCGGTAGATGTGAGTTATCGGGGATTTTGCCGATCCGCTTGTTGGTGTAGAGCCAGCGGAACTGTTTGGCGTAGTACGCGCCCTCGACCGACTGCTGGAACGCCTCCGCCGGTATGGTCGGGTATTCGCGCTTCATGTCCTCGCCGAGCGTCTTTTCTTTGGCGTAATACCAGGCCTTTTGGCGCTCGTTGACGACAACGCCGTGCTTTGCCTCCATCTCAGCAAAGTATTCAACTAAGCGCTGAGGTAGCGGCTCTACCGGGTCAATTGCGTACTGCGGATTCTTCCACCATGAGAAGAAGAAAAACTTCCAGTCGAGCGCGGACAGTGGCTTACCCTGCAGCAAGGCTTTCTCTGCCGTCTGGCAGTAATCGAAGAAGTAACCCGCCCGGCCTTCCGCTGTGCTCTCGATAGTAGCGAAGCAGCCTGTCGATACCGCCTCAAACGCACCAGTGACGATTTCACGGGCTTTGTCAGGATACTTGGCGCATATCTTTCCGAACTCGGAAACGTGCAGGTAACGCAGCGTACCGCCACGAAACGACGTACTGACGTACAGCGATCCGCCCTTCTTAAAGACGAGCTCTCCGGAAGAGTCATTGCTCGCCGGGTTGGCTGCCTTTATCTCTGCCGGCAGCTTGTCGTATGCGTACTTCACCTTTTCGCGGAACAGGCGCTTTGCGTCATTCAGCGTATGGGCAATCAGCGCGCACTTCGCCGACTCGAACAGGGCCGCGTCCAACTGGATGATGCATACCTCAGTTGTGAAGCCGAGTTGTCGAGCTTTCAGGATGATGTTGCGGGTGTGGATCCCCTCGAAGTATTCGCGCTGCTCAGGCGTCATCCTGAACCGCGTCGGCTTACCCTCTTTGTCGGTGATCCAGTAAAGATTGTTCAGCCGCCAGTCTTTGTTGGACAGCAGCTTGAGGTGCTCAGGTTTCATCACGCCCCCTGAGACAAGGAATCCATCAGATCAGAAAGTTGCTTAACAGAGTTGTCGCCTTCCGGGCCGTCGATATCGTAGGCCTGGCGTTCGAGACCGATGAGGTTCTTCAGCGCTTCACTGAGAGCCTTCACCGACTTAACACGCTCCGGCATGCTGATTACCTTGTGGTAAATCTCATTGAGTTTGTCTTGGCCCTTGTCGTCAGGGTTGAGCATCAATTCTCCGAGTTTCTCCAGCGCAGTTACATCCGCGCACTCGGCGCCCAACTCATCAAACAGGGCATTGGTTATCTGCCTGGCGCGTTTTATGTCACCGCGATGCTCCATGCGTACCGTAGCAATGACCTCAGCTGTAGCCTCTATAAGTACGCGCTCTGACAAAGTCGTTTCAGTGCGTACCTGTTTGCGTACCTCTGCTTTGCGTACCAGATCGTCGGCGCGTTCTTTCACCTTCGCATTCAGGTCGCGAGACCAGTCATCACGCTTGGCGCGCTTACGGATAGCTCCTTCGCTAATGCCATGTTGAGATGCAATTTCTCGGAGAGACATCACCCCGGCCCGGTATGCCGTCTCGATGGCCTCCCAGTCCGGTTTGCTCATTCGTTACTCCGTTTTCTTTTATGCTGGCTGCACCTTCACTTTCTGGCTAATGCCATACTTCACGATGAATGCAGATACCTTTTCGTAATCAGGCTCACGCTGTACCACATGGCAGAATAACGTCAGCATTTTGAGATAGAGCGGCAGCCACCAGCGGCTTCTTACTTCGACTGAAAGCGTGCATATCGTCATGGTCTGTCATCGGGTAGCGTTTAGATTCGGGCAGTTAGCCAGCACCGATTTGTTATGCGCTAGAATGTCGCGCTTGGTCTGCTTATCCAGCACATCGATATCGTGGTCTGTCAGGTAGATAATTCGTACCCAGTTGCAGGCCGTATCAACCACCACCGGGGCGGGTAAACTTTTCGCGCAGCTCCCGATCAACATCGTCATCAGGCATATGGCTAACAGTCTGCTGTACATCGCTGGCCTCTTTCGTTGCTTGCGCCTTACGTTCTGCTACGGCGACGTTAGCCGCGGCCTTCTCTTCGGTGCGCTGCTGCTCGGCTTTGGTTTCTGCCTTGCTGGTTCCGCGTGAATGGCCTAACCCAAACGCGCCAGCGATTAAGCCAAGCAGAACGACTACCAGCCCGCTGATAAATTCAAGGCTCATTGCGCCTCCTGCTGCTCATCGGCTTTTTCTTTCAGCTTTGGCTGTCTGACGTATTGAGAGAGGATGGCGAGCACCACAAGAGCCGGGCTAATCATCGCCACAACGTTAGGCGGCAGAATACCTTTGATATCCGGCGGCAGCATTGCCCAGGCATGAAGAGCAGCATCCGGGAATGATTGAGCCCATATACCGACCAACGCACCGGCAGCGCCCAGGCGGACGGACCATGTTTTAAGCAGCAACCGGGCATGACCAACAAACTCCAGCCGGGTATATTTGCGCAGTAGCAACAGGACGAGCACGGCCACCAGCGCCAGTAGCGCGAAAATAATCATCTTCATAGGCTCACCCGCTCTTTAACCCAGCCGTACAGGAACGCCTCGTTAGCTGGCCGCGCTTCAGCAAGCTCAAGATAACGAGCACCCTGGCTGCAATTCAGCGCCTTCAGCAGCGTGACTTCGCCGTCTTTGCCACGAACAGCGAGATAACTTTTCAGGGCGGCGATGGTAATGTTGCCGATCGCGCCGTCCGGCTTCAGGTCCGGATATAGCTTGCCCTGCATATTCAGAGCCGATAACCAGCGCTGCAGGAATGTACTGGCGACACGTGGCCCCATGTTCACGCCTGTATCACATAACTCCTGCGCAATGGCTGGCGACAACTCGGCGATGCGGTCGAACTTCGGTTCAGTCCAGTATTGCGACAGATAAATGGCTTTGGCTGTATCCCGTGGTAACGCCTTCATATCGCCTGCGTAACCATATGCGCGGGCGGTAGTCTGCGTGATGCCCCAGCGCGTTGGGCCGCCTTTATCATTAGGGTTATTTACGTAACCCCCTTCTTTACCGAGAATGCCCTCGATAATCTGATCTGCTGTCATGGTGCCTTAACTCCGGTAATGCGCTCCCAGAAATAGGTCAAAGCAACAGAACCCATTGCCCCGCTAATTCCGGAAGTGGCCAGTATCATGTAAATGCTCAGTCCGCTTTCAATGCTCACCAGACCAGCAATAACGCCGGTAAACCCTGAAACCACCATTTGGGCAAGAGCATTGATCAAGCTCCATGTTGCCTTGCTCTGCTTCACATCTATCAGGTAGCGGACAAGTCCACCCCAGCAAGCAATGATCAGCAGAACCAGCCAGGACATCCCGGCAATGCTCTCTTTGTCTTGCATACGTTTAGCCATAGTTACCGCCTCCGATGAAAGATCGGGAAGCTGTGTATTTTAAAAGGGGTCAGGCCCGTCAGGCTGGATTAAACAACGAAGCGTGTCGATGATGATTCCTGCGGGACCTGATAATAAAAAAACCGCACAAGGCGGGAAGGAATACCAAGGGTAAAAATGACGGCGCGGTAGCCGTAAGGGTCCCAAGGCAGGGGATATGGCGGCCTTTGGCGCTGTTGCAGCAGCGCCCCTGATGGATTGGATTATGAGCCCGTCATCAGGTCAGGCCATTATCTGGCGCTGCTGAGCTAAACCAGCAATCTGGTTCAGGGCTCTGCGCGGAAGGGCTTTAACGTGTCGTGCAGCACGCCTCTACCCAAGAGCCCTGACCGGATCGCAGGCATAAAAAAGCCCAAGGTGTTAACCTCGGGCTTGAATTTTTTGTGTGTCGACAATCGAAGCTATGGCGACGATATCAGATTTACATGAAATATATGCCTTTCAGTTCGGTTTTGCAAGACTTACATCTAAATTTGTCGCCTTTTGTTGTGAACGTGATCGCGTTACCGATATGAGAGCATTGTTGTCAAGCTTCACAAAACTGCTGCGCAGCGCCAGCCAATGAGGAAGGTAGGTTTCTGTCCACGTGGACTTTGCTACACCAACCATTTCCGCCAGCGCCTGGTATTCATAAGTCTCCCGCCCTGCCAGCTCGGCTTTGACATCCTGCGCGGCCAGCCAGATAAGTTGACGGAGGCGATCGACTGTTTTCTTTGCAATGCGCACACCGGCCAGCTTTTCGTTGAATTGCTCCCATGCCCACCGGGTGATCGTCTCCTGGTGCTCCCAGCGGATATTGTCGCTGTAATTCCACAGCAGCCACGCTTTCTGATGCTCTTCCAGCGACAGCAGAGCCCGGCGCCAACTGGCCGTCGAATACTCAACTGGCAGTACGAGAGCGATTGATGAACCCTTAGCGCGGGACTGGCTGCCGCTCATCGGCGGCCCGTCCGGGTTAACCATTTTTTGCTTTACCTCGCTATATACCTTCTTCCGGCCACGGCTGCGCGCTGTAGCGGTGAATTGCGCGTTCTCTGCAAAGGCCACCAGTTGCCCTTTCGTCGCACCGCTCAGATCGGCGGTGGCCACTATCAGCTGCTGGCGAACATACTGGAGGTATTGGGTATTAATCATGCCGTCTCTCCCAGGCGCTTATAGATACGGACGAAATTGCGTAATATTTTGTAGTCAACCAGTACGGTGCCGCGGTGCCGGCAGAGGCGGAGCTTTTGCCAGCGGTCGCGGATGCGTTCGATAACGTCACGGCTCATTTGCCAGTCCTCTCCATAGCCTTGGACATCGCCTTGTATGCCCTGAGCACATACGCGCTCTTTCCGTACAGGGTGATCTGGAAGGTAATGCCGCGAGACTCCCAGGTATTGACTGGGGACTCGTCCAGACCTACATCCGCAATGCGTCTGGCCATAGCTAGCTGCCAAAACGGGCCAGTCAGCCAGATGCGGGAATAAGCTCCTTCGTCGCTATAGGTGATCTTCATGCAGCCTCCTGATGGCGGGCGCGGCGCTTCTCCAGCGCGCGGGCTCTTCTGGTGAATATTGATTTGATGCGTTGCAGGTATGGAATATCGAATCGGCGCGGCTCGTTATCAGCCTCAAGGTGCTCAACGCGATCCAGTCCAATGCGTTCAATCAGGTGAATGCGGTATTCGACGGCATTGCCGCTCAACTGGCGGTTGCAGCGGGTGCAGGCGGAGTGGACGTTGAACACGTTGAATTTCAGGTGAGACGCTGCGCCGCGGGACCGGTAATGACTGGCATCAATGGCGCTGCCGGTCAGGTAGTTGCTCTTGCCGATGAGCTGGCTTCCGCAGCTGACGCAGGGCTTACCTTCGTCACGAATGCGAATGTACCGGTTGAAAGCCGACTGAGCCTCTTTATCCCACTGGGCCTTTGTCTTGAATGACTCGCGCTTGGCCCGGCGACGCTGGCGCCCTTCTTTCTCGGATTCTCGCTGGCGCTTCACCGCTTTGGCCTTCGCCGCTTCACGGGCTTTTGCCGTCTGTTTTTTGCCGATCGCGCTGGCGCATTCAAAACTGCATACCACCTGCCCTTCCCGGGCAGGATGGAACCATTCGCGGCAGTGGGCGCATTTACGACGCGCTGGTTTACGCATGAGGCCTCCTTGCTCTCAGGCAGAGCCACTTTTTATCGACCAGACGGGCCGTATAGCCTTTCAGTGTCGGGATGTCGGAAGGTTTAACTTCAACTTTGCGCTTGCGGCGAGCGGGAGCGCGGAAGATGCCGCGATCCATTACTTTGGCGAGAAGACATTGCATACCCATCACCCCGCAAAGCTCAGCAGCTGACTGGCGGCATTTTCAGCCTCAGCCGGCGAGTGGAATTTGCGACGCAGAATGTAGTTCCAGAGCACATTCAGCACTGATTTGTAGACGCCGTTGAACTGGCTGTCGTCCATGCTGGCGAAGGAGATCGACTTTGCGACACGACGACGGCTACCGTCAGGCATCTGGTATTCGTCGTAAAAGCCAGCCTGAATGGTTGCCCACTCGCGGAAGGATTCGAAGTGTTTCAGAAGGGCCATATCTCGGGAGCGAGAAATACCGACCGATGAGAGATACATCTCGGAGGCGTTCTGGAGCGCAGCGCGCTGATCGAGGTCGGATGAAAGGAAGTCGATAAACCCGGATATGAGGGTTCGCTCCGCGGGCTCAATGAGGCCACCGGAAGGCGTCCAGTAGTGATACCCGAGAGTCAGAAGCTTGAAAAACTTCTTGTGGAATGCGTAATTCCGGGGCTTGCGGAACTCACCGCAAAGCAGTTGCCCTACGGGGATAAGTTGCAGGTATTCGCTGGCTCCCGGCTCTGCGGGAATCAGTACGTTTTGATAACTCTTCTCAAATTGCAGTGTCTGCGCCATGTGTCCCCACTTGGCGCCGGATAATCGTGTCAGTTGCTCAGGCTGACGAGGTAATTATCACCCTTCCCGGGGAGAAAAGCAAAATGAGCATATACGATAAAAACCCCTCCGGAGAGGGGTTTGAGATTAGCATGTGGCTTTGCGTTCTGCGGGGGATTTAGGCATGTTCCCGTTCCTTCTGGCGTTCGTCTTCATTGCTGAAGTCGTCGCCGTCGATGGGCATTAAGTTTTTCCCCAGTCCAGTGCATGAGCCCCCAGCCTTTACTGGATGAATCGTCCCTGTTAACTCTGAGAGTGCAGTAAGCATCCACTCATACCCACGCAAAGACTCGTTAAATCCCATAAGCTTAATGAGTCGTACTGTCTTTCCCACATTCTCAGGAAATTGGGATTTGATGATTATCGCCAACCCTCCTGCGCGTAACTCAGCCATGGTTCACCTCCTGCGGGGCGGCTGCGAGCATGGCAGCGCGGCAGGCGTCATAAGTCGCCTTGCTGGCCTGATATACGTGTTCGCTTTCACGAATGTTGCAGCGCACATCATAATCCAGACTTTCCAGTACTGTTTCGAAGTCAGGCACTACCGGCTGCTGCGCGTGGCGATAGAGCATGATCTGGCGACGTGGATCGGAAAATTTATTCGCTTCTCGGTCAATGCCAAACAAATAGCCGATTCCAGCAACATTTACATCGCGCAGTTCTTCTTCATCAGTCCACGCCACCGGCTCGCTGTACGCTACCGGCTGCGCTGGCGGCATATCTGGACCTTTGCGAATGGCTTTTGCCAGCTCGATAGGGTCATCGTAAAGCCAGTCTCCAGTGTCAGGGTGATTGGCTTCTGCCAGTTGGGTGGCCCATTCCAGACCATCTTTGTGTCCCTGCAGGTAGTCGAGAGGCAAACACCCTGACTCGCCGTCCATTGCGGCCAGCGCCATGCTGTCGATAATTGCTTGCAGCCTTTCCGCCTCCCTTTTCCATGCGGCCAATGATTTTGGATTTTTATCTATGGTTTCAATTTCATCAGACATTTTTCGCCCCCTTGAACATATCGCACTGGCAATTTTTAGCTTTTCGGCCGCTACCACACGGGCATTTTTGATTACGTAATTCACCGGGAACGATTTTTACCATAGAGCGCTTACGTTCCTCTTCTCGCTCCATATCGCGTAAAACCAATCTCCAGTCACGCATCACTCAGCCTCCACCTTGATGCCAGCGGCGGCCAGAAGAGCCAGAACTAAATCCGCTTCATATACATCGATGCCCACCATCCAGTCTGCAACCGATACGGCGGCTGGCAGCTTCACGGTGCGGGACTCCAGCTCGGTGATGCGCTTCTCGGCCTCTCTGAATTTATCCGCCCAGCGATTACTGGCGGCGAAAGCCAGTAATCGCTGTGATTCAAGCTCTTCAAGCCGCGACGACATTTCCGCACAATCTTCAAAATTGCTAATTGCCTTGCGTTCCCATTCGGCGCTTTGCTCAGCTTTAGCAATAACCGTATCAGCCAGTTTGCAGAGTAAATCACGCGATTTATCGTCAATTTCGCGCCAGTCATCAAGGTCAACCGCTGCCGCTTCACATAGCGATTTCCATTCGTTTTCGTGCTGCTGCGCCTTCTCCAGCGCCTCTACCAGCGCGAGGAATTCATCCCATTTCATGATTGGCGCGTAAGTATCATTACCGCCGTGTTTCAGCTTCACATCTGAGATTATGCGCTTGACTCTCTGCGCCAGTTCGGTGATATCAGTCATCGCTGTTCTCCACTCCATAATCCGCAAAATACCCTGACGACATTTTGATGAATCTGTCCTCGGTTACCGTATAGGCCTTCCTGCCTTTCCTCTCTTTCCCTTCAGGGTCAATAAGGTTGCAGGTGTAGATAATCCGGCGTTGCCACCTCCCTGGCATTTCAGCGACCGCCAGAACCTCAAGGATTCTTTTCCCTTCTGCGTCAGCTGTGTAAACAGTCTGGTCTCCATAGCCGCAATCAGCTGGTTCAAATGTCTTTCGGCAACCACCAATCCACCTTTCATCGGTGAATACAGTTCCGTCCCATTGCTGATGGTCAGTGCATACGAAAATGAATGGGTAAACTGTTTCGAGCCGATCACCGGCGAGAATGTCCAGCGACTTGCTCATTTGTCGGCCCCCTCGCGCAGCGAAAACTCCCATGCGTATTCGTCAGACGTTGTGAAGTAGTCGAGACGGTCCATGGTGATTACGCCGTAGCGCCCGCGCTCACCGATGAAGAACTCACCGATCACATCATCGTTGTGAATTTTATAAGGCTTACCGATAGCGATTAACGCTACGCCATCCTGCGTGCGCTTTTTAGCTGCGGTGAATGTGATGGTCTTTTCCCGTTCTGCTGCGCCATCAGCCTTAATCCCGGCTACGATGCGATCGGTGGCGGTGGTTTCGTTGCCGTGCTCAAGCCATTTCCCATAGTGGTAATCGAACATGCCTGTAGGGTGTCCGCACCCGCCATAAGTGTGGTTTTTCATTGCATCACCACACATGCAGTAGGCATTGTCAGCATTGTTGATGATGTCAATAAGTTGCTGCGTTCGATTCTTCTGCGCCAAGTTCTCCGCCGCCAGCTGCTTCACCCAGTCCTGCAGGTCTACTCCAGCCGGGCAGCCTGAAAGCTCGCGGCATTTCTCGATAGTTAACAGTGCTGCTGTGAGTTCGTTATTCATGCCTGCGCTCTCCCGTAGACCGCTAAAATTCGTTTCATCACCGGGCTCTGCCGGCACTCGTTGAAAATCTGATTGGTGCTCTTCTGGCCGGATATTTCTTCCTCAGTGGCCAGACGGTAGTGAACCGTTCGCCAGACCTTCGCTACTGCCACCAGTACGCCCTGCTTTGCCAGAATGTTGGCCGCCTGGTTAATGCAGGTGTGCGACATGCCTGAGGCTTCAGCCACATCCGGTGAGCTACAGGTTTTATGCGTTTTCAGGTAGTTCAGAATTGCGTCTTTTCCTGTCATGACCGGCTCTCCCGATAGCTGTCCCAGGTAAACGAAATCGTGCAGCCGCCGCCGTCGTTCATGCGGTCAATGACGCGCTCGCCGATAAACTTCGTCAGCTCATCCTTCGGTAGGTTGCTGATAAGGATCGTCGGCTTAAGCTTTTCGTAACGGGTATTGATAATTTCGAACATAATCAGCTTCTCGGCATCGCTACCGAACTGGACGCCAACCTCATCAACTATCAACAGGTCTGGCCAGGTGAAGTAGCGGATCACGTCATCCTCAGTGCGCGTTGCTGTTTTTGACCAGGTAGATTTAAACTCCCTGGCAATTTTCAGTGCCGTCGTGAAAACAACTGAGCTTTGGTAGTGCTCAATCACATGACGGGCAATGGCCAGCGCAAGGTGGTTTTTACCGGTACCAGGCTTGCCACACATAACCAACCCACCACCCTGCTGTAGGCGATCAGTCCATTTCGATGCGTAGGCCTGGCAGACCCGTAATGCTCGCTCAGAATCCTTCCCAACAGGCTTGTAGCTGTCCAGAGTGCACGTGGAGAAGCGCTCTGGTATGTCCAGCTGTCGAAGCAGTCTTTCTGCAGTTTGCTGGCGAACTCGCTTATCCCAACGAACCTTTTCATCCTTCAGAAAATTCAGTTCGTCTTCCAGGCAGCCCGGGCAGCGTGTCGGCGGTGATGGCAGATTGATGATACTGTTGGTCAGGATCCGCTTACGCTGTTCATACTCGCCATGCTTTTCGCAACAGACGCGCTCGATAACCACCTCGCAATTCGGGATGTCTTCCGGTGGCTTACTCAGCTGATCAAGCATCCGCTCAATGGCAGTGATTTTTTCTTCCAGTTCCATGATCAGTCCCTCGCCCATGATGGGATTTCAGTCTGCCCGTAGTCCTTCCCTGCGAAATTTTCGGCAACTCGCACTTGTTGACGTGGTTGATGCTTGGCGCCCTTTGGCTCAAACAGGCCTTGCCAGCCATTAGCGATGCTCTGGTTAATAATTTCGTCAGGGGAGTAACCGTTCAGTCTGCAGCGGTCCAGCAGGTTGATAGCCTGGGTGACCGTCTGCTGAGATTTGATCGGCTTTTTCAGGTCGCGACGGTATGCCACCCATGACGACCAGATTTCTGCAGAAAGCCAGTCAGGCAACTGAACAGCTGACGCATCGAACGAAACCGCCCGGGGGGATTTAGGGGGGTTATTAATATTGTCTTTATTGTCTTTTGTATGTTTGTCTTTTGTGTTTACCTGATTCGGGTAATAGGAGTTACCTGATTCGGGTAAACTTTTCTTACCTGATTCAGGTAATGTTACCTTTTTCAGGTAAGGTGTTTTTTCTGTACCTTTTACGGGTAAAGATGACCATTCGCTGACCGCTTTATTAATCCCGATTACGCGACCAGTTTGGGTTAATATCCCCCGCTTAACCAGGGCGCTTTTTGCAGCTGAACACTTATGCGGAAGAATGCCGGTCAGCTCCGAGATCTGCTCGTTACTGACCCAGTCAGATTTCTTGTTGAAGCCGTATGTTTTGCGCATAACAGCCATGAACACCAAAAGCTGATGCTGCGACAAACCAGCATGCATGACAGCCTCAAGGAGCTCATTGGCGATGCGCGTAAACCCATCGTCGAGATCTGCCACGCGCAGCTCCTGTAGTGCCACGACAGGCACAGGGAAATTGATTACTTCGGCAGTATTTGCCATAATTACTCCTGTGAATTGATCCAGTTAATTCGCGTAGAAAGCCGTTAGTGTTCGAGCACTGCGGCTTTCGCCTTTCTGTTCCCACTCATGCTTCAAAGTCACCTTTCTCTCCCGGCCTGTTAGAAATCAGGATGGCCAGCAGTAGCGACATGTTCGGCAAAAGACTTTCCCGCCAGCGACTAACCGTCGACTTATTCACTCCGGCCACTTTGGCGATAGTTGTGGTACCCAGTTCAGCTATCTGGCTGTGTAACCAGCTTTCTATCCTGCGAGCCTCCACTTTGTTGCGTGTTGTTGAACTCTCCATTTGTGATAATTCCTCTGGTGTTGTTTGGAATGGCCGCGGGTTAGGCGGCCGGTGAATGCGCGCTCAGCAACTGCGCAAGGTCAGGCCGGATCTCTGCCGCCTTAATCTTGCCGTTAGTCGCAGACACAATTTTCATTACATAGCGAGCATCAATTCCACCGCCATGCAGCCAGCGCCAAACTGTCGGCTGCGCTACGCCACACAGATCGGCCAATTTTTTCTGACTGCCAGCGATATCAATTGCCTTCTGGATGGTTTTGTTCGTCATGTTCCAATTCCTATAAGTATTGGTGCAAAGTGATAATAGCAATGCGTATTGGTTTTGGCAATAGCAAAACGTGTTTTGACCAGTAATACGCAAGCGTATAAATTTGAGATTATGAAAAAAGAAACTCTTGCAGATCGTTTAAACGAGGCCATGGCTTCGGCCGGAATGTCACAAGGGGCGCTTGCGAAGGCCTCAGGTATTGCTCAGCCGACCATATGGCGCCTGGTGAGTGGAAACGCCAGGGGTTCAACAAAAATTGTCGAGATAGCTAATGCTTTGGGTGTCAGGTCTGAATGGTTATCAACCGGAAATGGACCGATGCGCGATGATGGCCAACTACCTCGCGCTTCCCAGGTTAAAAGCCAGGATACCGATGCATTCAGGATTGATGTTCTGGACCTTATGGTCAGCGCGGGACCGGGCATTGTGAACCAGGAGTTCGTCGAGATTCTCCGCTCTGTTGAGTATGAGCCAGCAGAAGCCCGCCACATGTTTGATGGACGAAAGGCCGAGAACATCAGGATTATCAACGTCCGCGGCGACAGCATGTCGGGCACGATTGAGCCTGGTGATCTGCTCTTCGTCGACATCAGCGTTAAGAGCTTCGACGGTGACGGTATTTACGCGTTCCTGTACGACGAAACTGCTCATGTTAAGCGCCTGCAGAAGATGAAAGACAAGCTGCTGGTTATCTCAGATAACAAGAGCTATGCGGCCTGGGACCCGATCGAGAAAGACGAGATGAACCGGGTGTTCGTGTTCGGCAAGGTGATCGGCAGCATGCCGCAGACGTACAGGAAGCATGGTTAATGCAGTGGCCTGACGAGACGGTTGGATAGCTAAAAGCAAGGAATATCAATGGAAGACATACAGAATCCAAAAAGTGAAGTTAGAGATCCTTCAGAAATTAAAAAGGTCACTTTCGACTTATTTAAATTCTATCTTGATGAATTAGAAAAAGAATGTGGGGATATAAAATGTTCCGAGTGTGGGAATCACTTATGGAACATTTTCCGAGCTCCCGGTCCTGAAGAAAAACCAAATGTCGTAACTTTCCCCATGCCACTCTCACCAGGTATGGGCATGTGGGCATTCCCTATCTCATGCTCAAAGTGTGGCAGCATGCGATTTTTCGAAGCGTCTACAGTTGTTGACTCCTTGCGAACCAATGGAAAGCTATGATTGCAGCCACCTCCCCATACTATCCAGCATTTGTAGGAAATGTCGTTCCGCATCCCATTTTTGATGGTATCATTGAGAACATGGATGGTGGCATGATGTACGCCGCTGAAGTTATAACATTAGATCTTGGGGAGGCAGAAATGAGCAATAGTAACTCTTATATCGATGAGCTGCTTCGAGCGCTGAAGATTACTTGGCCACTACTGGTTGTAGTCATTGCGTCCTCCTACGGATTCTTCTCCCTTACTCAATCGAGAATTGATTCCCAAATGGCAGAAGTCAGGGCTCAGATTGCTTCTGATAGAAAAGATGCCTCTTCTGACAACGCTACTCTAAGATCAGATTTAAACAACGGCTTCAATAGAGTTGCTGACAAGCTTGATGAATTGAACAAAACCATTTCAAGCATTCAAGTTGAGCAAGCGACTCAAAAAGCAAAAGCTGAAACATCAAGTCATAACTGACCCGGCCCCCGCGCCGGGTTTTTTAATGCCCCTTCCTCGCGAACTCCGCCGCATCACGCAGCAAACCCTTGTGAATGACATTGCCTACAGAGCGTCGCTTTGCCTCCAGCCGTTCGACAATAGCGTCACGGTCAATTGTCGTGCCGTCGATTATCAACTCAACAACAGCCCCGCCGATTTCACCAGCGATAAACGCTGCACGATCTTCCAGTAACTCATCCCGTTCCATATCCATACCCAGCCCCATAATCTTGCCCTCACTGATGTTTTTTTGAGCATAACAGCACAATTACAAAAAATAAATTCATTTAGCTATCAATGATTTAATATAAATTGCTATTATCCAATATCAATACGTATTGCTATGACCAATACTCATTGCTATTATCACCTCATCCAAACAACACCGGCAACGCCGGGTAATCGTAACAACGCTCAGCTGGCCGGCTTTAAGGCAAAGGTGAAGAGATGATCCGCGAAGAAGATAAGCCTGCATGGCGTAATTTTTGGTTAAAGGTCGTTCCGTTTTTGGTTGCTGTCCTCTTTTTTAGCTTCGCATGCTGGGGTGGAAAATGAGCAAACAAGGCATCCGTTCACTGATTTATGTACTGCTTTCCATGACGGTTTTATGGTCGGCAGTGATTGCGAAAATTCTACATGTTGCGGGGGTGTTCAATGGCTAACTCAATTCCTAACAACGGACGCGCCGTGATGATGCGCAATCGCCGCACCGGCGCCGCCTGGCTGGTCAGTTTCGACTATCGCGACGGCAGCTACTGGCATGAGCCGCAGGGAAATCTGCGCCACATCCGCCGGCCATACGCTTCACGCAGTATCGAGCCGAACCTGGTACCAGCCGGGACGCATTAACCGCGCATATCAGCGCACGAATTTAACAAAGCTATCAGGCAGCCATTACGGTGCCGGGCGTTTCACAACCAAATTTCAGGGGAAATCATGAGCGAAATAACGGATTTAGTCGTCATCGAGAAAAAGAACGCGATGGCGGTTTTCACCAATAACGACCAGCTCGACCCGCTTATCGAAGCGATCGAAAAAGAGGCTCGCAGCCTGGTGCCGGACGTGACCACCAAAAAAGGCCGTGACGCTATCGCATCCATGGCTCACAAGGTCGCGCGCTCTAAAACATACATTGACAACGCAGGTAAAGACCTGGTCGCTGAGCTGAAGGCTCTGCCAAAGCAAATCGACGAAAGCCGCCGCGTTGCCCGCGAACGTCTCGATGCGCTGAAAGATGAAGTGCGGCGGCCGCTGACTGAATGGGAGGCAGAGCAGGAGCGAATTAAGGCCGAAGAAGCCATGAACGCGATGCACGCCGAAGCGCTGGAAATGAACATCAAGTTCGATCAGGAATTGGCGGCCAAGTTCGAAGCGGACCACGAAATGGCTTTGCTTATGGATAAGGATATCGACCGCGAACGCGCCGATAAAGCAGCCGAGGCCGAACGCCAGCGCATTGCCCGCGAAGAAGATATTAAGCGTCAGGCGGAAGAGAAAGCCAAGCGTGAAGCAGCTGAAAAGGCACAGCGTGAAATTGACGCTGCGGCCGCCAGAGAGCGCGAGGCGATTTTGGCAAAAGAGCGCGCAGAACGTGAGCGCATTGAAGCTCAGCAGCGGGCCGAGCGCGAACAGCGAGAAGCAGCTGAACGTGCTGAGCGTGAAAAGCAGGCTGCCGTGGAAGCAGAGCGCCGCAAGGCTCAGGAAGAAGCCGATCGTATCCGCCGAGAGGTAGAGCAACGCGAACAGGCCCGACTTGCCGAAGAGAAGCGCAAAGCCGATGAGCAGGCTCGCCGCGAAGCCGACGTTAAGCACCGCAAAACTGTCGGTACTGAAATCGTCAAGGCTTTGCTGGCCAATACCAGCCTCACCCGCAATCAGGCTATTGAAGTCCTGACTGCGATTAAGGACGGAAATATCCCTCATACCGGTATCAGTTACTGAGGTGCTTATGAATATCAAATGTGAATGCACAGACATGCGCACATCTGTAGGCCCGCATAACACGTTAACTGTCGAGCTGGAAGACGTTGTGCTGTCGGGGACGGTTAATAGTCGTGAAGTCCTCATGCAACTGGATTGGGACGTGGTGATCGAATGTCTGGCGGAGCATGGCTACGTCATTACTCATCGGGAGAAAGCGGCATGAGCGCGGCGGAAAAATGGGATGACGAAAAATTCATTCAGCTGATGAGCGATGCAATTGGCGAACGTGATTTCGACGATGAAGAACCAGTAAACCTTTCTGCGGAACGGCAGAACCCGGTGATCAGCTGGGATGAATTTGCGGGGAATTTTCAATGACGGAGAAAAAAGTTTATGCGGCCATCAGCTCGGTAGCCGGTGAGCTGGCAGAGAAAGGTATCAGCAAGGCCAGAAAACAGGGAAGCCAGGTCAACTACGCATTCCGTGGGATTGATGACGTTTACAACGCTCTGGCCCCTGCTCTGGTTAAGCACAAGTTGCTGATCCTCCCACGGTGTACTGAGCGGTCATGCCGTGAGCGAACCAGCAAAAATGGTGGGGCGTTGTTTTATGTGACCGTCCGGGCAGAGTTCGACTTTGTCAGCACGGAGGACGGCAGCATTCATACCGTCGTCACCTACGGCGAGGCGATGGACAGCGGCGATAAAGCAACGAACAAGGCCATGTCGATTGCGTACAAATATGCGGCCTTTCAGGCGTTCTGCATCCCTACAGAAGAGACGACGGTGGACCCTGACTATGAGGCTCACCAGGTAAGGCCCGCCGACGCAGATCAGATTCTCGCTGATTTCACTGCTTACGCAGGCTCAGAGAACGATCCGAAGGCCCTCCAGGATAACTACGGGAAAGCATGGAACGGCCTTCATGGCTTCCCTGAGCATCAGACGAAGTGCAGGGACGTTACCGGCATCCGCCTGAGAGAGCTGAAACAAGCCGCAAGTGGTGGCAGCCATGAAAGTAACAGCTGAATCAATCCTGTCCATCCTGCGCAAGGACGCGCGTAACAACATCACAGCGTTTCACCGCTGGCAGACAGCAAAGGGTGCTCTTGGTCATACAGCCGGAATAACTCTCAACTATCACGATCCTTATTACGAAGGATGGGCGCCGGCTCTTGAAATGCGCGAGGTGTTCATTTCAGCGCCTGAACTTGAGCAGGTAATCCCCTACCTCTATGTAGAGAAATGGGGTGACGGGCTAATTGGTGGGGAAATTTATCGAATCCCTCGGGAGGAAAAATGAAAACTAACCACGACGGAATCACCGTAGGAAGTATCACTCTTCCCTATTCCATCAATCGCCGGGGATGGATCGCCCCAAGCGGCGACATTATCAAAAACCCATTAAAGGCTCAGCGCCTGGCTGAGCTGATGAACAGTAAGAAGGTGATGGCATGAGCGAAAAATACTCTCTGATTTATGCCGATCCGCCATGGGCTTATGGGAACACAATCAGCAACGGCGCCGCAGTGAACCACTACTCGACGATGCGACTCATCGACCTGAAGCGTTTGCCTGTGTGGGAACTGGCTGCCGAAAACGCGGTACTGGCGATGTGGTACACCGGCACCCACAACCAGGAGACGATCGAGCTGGCCGAAGCCTGGGGATTTACGGTGCGTACTATGAAGGGCTTCACCTGGGTGAAGCTGAACCAGCTGGCCGAGCTGCGCATAACCAAGGCTCTGGCAGAGGGAGAGATCTCCGACTTTTACGGCTTCCTCGACCAGCTTAATGCCGAGACGCGCATGAACGGCGGCAACCACACCCGCGCCAATACCGAAGACGTACTGATCGCCACCCGCGGCGCCGGGCTGGATCGCAAGCACGCCGGCATTAAGCAGGTGGTCTACAGCCCACTCGGCGCGCACAGCGAGAAACCGTGGGAAGTTCGGCACCGCCTGGAACTGCTCTACGGCGACGTGCCGCGGATTGAGCTGTTCAGCCGCAGCGCTGCGCCAGGCTGGAGCCACTGGGGCAACCAGTGTGCCTCCGCTTCCGTTGAGCTGATCCCCGGCTGCGCAATCGACGTTGTGAAGACGGAGGAAGCATGAGCGCGGCAGCTTACTACAACGAGATCGACCCATTCGCGGCGCAGTGGCTGCGTAACCTCATAGCCGCCGGGCATATCGCCCCGGGCGAAGTTGACGAACGGAGTATTGAAGATGTCACACCTGACGACCTCAGAGGATTTACCCAGTGCCACTTTTTCGCCGGGATCGGCGTCTGGTCCCATTCCATCCGCCTCGCCGGATGGCCTGACGATCGCCCGGTCTGGACTGGTTCCTGTCCGTGCCAGCCTTTCAGCGCGGCAGGCAAAGGAGATGGGTTTGCTGACGAGCGGCACCTATGGCCCCACTTCTTCCATCTCATCAGCGAGCGCAGACCTCAGCATGTCTTTGGCGAACAGGTTGCAAGCGGTAACGCAAACACATGGTTCGACCTTGTACAAGCAGACCTGGAAGGAGTGGGATACGCCTTCGGACTTGTGCCGTTTACGTCAGCGGGCGTCGGTGCGCCGCACATCAGAGAGCGGGCCTACTGGGTGGCCAACGCCAACCACGATCGACAACAACCAGGTTGCAGGACAGGCAGCAGCCGCGAATGCGCCAAACAGGGGAACAACATTGGGCGGGGCGGCCAGAATGGCGGGCTGGGTAACTCCAACGTCCCGCGACTGGAAGGACTCAGCGGGAATGACGGCGCAGAGGGACGGGAAGGAACGACTGGACCAGCTGCCGCGCCAGGCGTTCATGACGGGCTGGCCAACACCGAGGGCAGTGGACGGAGAGAAAGGATCGAGAACATTGCAGGGGTGCGAATCGGAAATGCAGAGGAAGGGACGGCTGGACGATTTACCAAGCATGGCGGCATGGTCAATGAGTTCCGGCCCCTTGAGGTTAACGGTTTTTGGCGAGATGCGGACTGGCTCTTATGTCGAGATGGGAAATGGCGTCCAGTTGAACCCGGCACATTCCCGCTGGTTGATGGGGCTGCCGCGCGCCTGGGACGAGTCGAGCCCGGGGTGGCAAGATTGGCAAGCAGCAACCGCGTCGGCAGACTCAAAGGATACGGCAACGCCATAAACGCTCAGGCAGCTGCGGCTTTCATTCGCGCTTATATGGGGGCCGCATGACGCCAGAGGAACAGGAAAACGCTCTCCGCGCCCAGGCTCGTCGCTGCGCAGAAGAGATAACCAAAGCGATGAGCGTAAAGCCTAAACCGAAGTGGAACGCTGTATGCCCCCCATCCTTCGTAAGCACTACGAGAAGGTAAAGCCGATGGGTGTCAGCCTGGTGAAATTTGTCAGTGTTATTGGCCGCATGAATGGGCGGTATGGAGTGGAATCATGAACATGAAAACTGAAAAAATCGTGATGATGGACAGTGATGAAGCAGCCAGCATCCAGACGTTAACGGGCTGGGTGGCGCGTGACGGTCGCTTTTGGGGTAATGACGAGCATATGGCTCGCTGGTGTGGTGCAACGCACCGTAAATGCAAGAGCTTCCCTGACTAACACCCTATTCACGTCATTAATGGCTATTGCGAAGAATGCCACCGCATAAGCCGTCAGGCTGCATTTGAAAAGTTGGAACGCGTGGTTTGGGCTGGCGAGCCGCTGGTTATCTTTGATGATGACCAATATTTTTTCGATGCTGAATCTTTGGCTGATTACTGCTGGGAGCACTCACTTCTTCCAAGCGAATTGAAACTCCTGATCTGCGAACCTAATTACCCTCCAGAGTTCGACTTAGAGCAGCACTGCGAAGAAATCATGCCCGAAGGCGATGATTATTACTGTCTACCTCAGGCAGTGCGTGATGCTGCCGATGCACTGAATAAGGCCATCAAGGAAAGCTTGCCAGTATCGTGGAGCGGTAGTGACCGTGTTGCCATAGTATCGGATGACATGCTCGACGATGAACAGAAAGCTGAAATTTTGGCGGAGCGAGCAGCATGAGCGCAGAAATCATCGATCAGGCCAACGAATTGGAAGAACTTCAGCGCGAAGCTGCGATAGCAAGACATCGCATCAACCATGCGGCCGTATCCGCTACTCACTGCAGTGGTTGCGGTGACGAGATACCACAGCGTCGCCGGGAACTGGTGGCTGGCTGCCAGCGCTGCGCTGATTGTCAGGAAGAGTTTGAAGAACGTGGTAAGCACCGGAGGTGATGCATGCAAACAATTATCCAGATTGAGCCAAACGAATGGGTTTCAGAGGACTTGCTGATGGCGGTCACAGGGCTGAAGCGGGGAACTATTACCCGCGCTCGAAAAGCCTCCTGGCTGCTTGGGCGGGAGTATAAGCACGTTTCCCCTGAAGGCGAGCCAAAGCCAACTAGCGAGTGCATGTACAACCGCAAAGCGGTAGACGCATGGATTCAGGCGCAAAAACCATTGGGTGATCGGGAGCTATGAAACGGGTAAGCTTACTGCGCTCCTGGACGTCGGGAGGGAATAATGAGTAAAGAATCATACCCAACGGGCGTTGAGAACCACGGAAAATCACTCCGTATATGGTTCATTTTTAAAGGTAAGCGTGTCAGGGAAAATCTCGGTGTCCCTGACACCGCTAAAAACAGAAAGGTGGCAGGTGATCTGCGAACGGCGGTTTGTTTCGCCATACGTATGGGAAACTTTGATTATGCATCGCAGTTCCCCAACTCACCTAACCTGAAAACTTTCGGCATTGGCAAGAAAGATATCACCGTGAAATTTCTGTCTGAAAAGTGGCTTGAGCTTAAACGGATGGAGATCTGCGCCAATGCCATAAACCGGTATGAATCGGTAGTCAGAGGAATGCTCCCGAGGATTGGCACTAATAAGCTGGTTTCCAGTGTGACAAGGGAAGATCTGCTCTATGTCAGGAAAGATATGCTGGCGGGATCAGGTGATAGAGGTTTGAGCGTGGTCACCGTGAACTACTATATGACCACTATGGCGGGAATGTTTCAGTTTGCTGCTGACAATGGTTATGTGAGTGAAAACCCGTTTAACGGTATCAAACCGCTAAAGAGGGCCCGGGTAGAACCAGATCCGCTCACACGTGATGAATTCGTTCGCTTCATAGATGCCTGCAAGCATCAGCAAACGAAAAACCTGTGGTCTATCGCGGTATACACAGGATTACGTCACGGTGAGCTGGTCTCCCTTGCATGGGAGGATATAGATCTGAAAGCCGGAACGATGACCATACGCCGGAATTATACGAAACTCGGTGATTTCACTCTACCAAAAACCGAAGCCGGTACAGACAGGGTTGTCCACCTGATCAAGCCCGCCATCGAGGCACTGAGGGATCAGGCAGAAATGACCCGGTTAGGCAGGCAGTATCAGGTTGAGGTACAACTGAGGGAGTATGGCAGAAAGGCTATTCACGACTGCACATTTGTTTTTAACCCTCAGCTCGTTAAAAAAAGTGGCAACGTGGGCTATCTCTACAAAGCCGATTCAGTTGGTGACTCATGGGATGCGGCGCTTAAACGGTCAGGTTTAAGACACCGCAAGGCGTATCAGTCGAGACACACTTACGCCTGCTGGTCATTGTCGGCCGGAGCCAACCCGAGTTTCATTGCCAGCCAGATGGGGCACGCCAGCGCCCAGATGGTTTTCAATGTTTACGGTGCCTGGATGGCCGACAGCAGCAGCGATCAGATTGCCATGTTGAACCAGAAATTATCGGACTTTGCCCCATCCATGCCCCAAAGCATGGCTATAGGAATATGAGAATGATAAAAATCAGCAACTTAGTAACGCACCCCCGTCATATTAACTGCGTGGAGGGCAACACGACCCTGTACGCTTTACCAAAAGCTGAGATTGTCAGCCGCTGGTATGAACAAACCCACGATGATTTTCGCTTCTGCTTCAAGTTTCCGGCCACCATTTCGCATCAGGCATCGCTGCGCAACTGCGACGACTTAAGCCACGAGTTTTTCACCCGCCTGGCGCCGCTGTCATCGCGCATTGGCCAATACTGGCTGCAGCTGCCGGCCACGTTCGGCCCTCGGGATCTTCCCGCGCTCTGGCAGTTCCTCGACAGCCTGCCGCGCGAATTCAGCTACGGCGTTGAGGTAAGGCATCCGGAGTTTTTCGCCAAAGAGGAAGCGGAACAACAGCTCAATCGCGGGCTGCATCAGCGAAACGTCAACCGCGTCATCCTGAAGAGACCTTTCTATTGATACACTGTAAAGATGGGATTTTGTAGCGGGGGTATTAAGCGGCTTCAATCAGATGAGACAGGGCAATCATTCGGATTCGTTCTTGCGTGTGACCTGCTAAACGGTACTTCTTAACCAACGAGTAACCAATCTCATCCAGACGGTTAAGAGCCTTATCAGACAGCTTCACAATGATGTTATTTCGGTTATCTCCACCTTCAGAGTGAAACGGTGCTCTTGCTGCTGAAGCGGTTACACGTACAATCTGTGGCTTTGGTTTAGGCGGCTGTCTGCGTGTTTTAGAGCACTCTACACAGCGACCGGACGACACATAACGGATAAGTGAGCGGCAATGAATACACGGCTTATCAGGATTAATAAAGGTTTCAGCCATTAGTTAGTAACCCCTCCAAATAGTCTGTGATTCGGGCTTGCTGGCAACGGGTTGAACCATCGTTTGAACGGCGAACCAGCTTACCAAATAGCTGGGGGTGAATTTTACCTACCAGATTGTGACCAACGATTAGACGCTTTTCAGAATCGTAATAGTTAATCGGGGCGTTAATCGTATCTTCCATTTATCAGCCCCCGCTTACCATCTGTTTAATAGCAGCCTTTAAAGCTGCATCTCGTTGCTGTTCAATCGTTGGCTTAGGCTTCACCTTATACGTGGTGACCGCTTTAGCTGGCTTCACAGTTGGTTTAGGCTTATTACCTGCACAGAGTGCTTTAAAGGTTGATTCACTGATTTCTGTTTGACCGTTGAAATATTTAAATTCCATTGAGTCAGTAAGATGATTATACCTGCCACGCTTTGATAGACCTTTCATTGGAATACTCATTATTCGGTTACCTCTTCAGGCTCAGTTACAATTACGTTTAAATAGCTTTCAAAGGGTTTAATTGAATCCAGAGATTTACGAGCTTCAATCACGACTTTATTTCGCTGGTGGACAGCTTCAGAGGCTTTTACCTTCAGACGTTCAATCATCTTGTCGGTAGTTGATTCAGCCTCTGCTGTAGCTTTATCTGTAATTTCCTGAAGAGGATTATCTTTAGCGTTCTTTGGCATACGGATAAAGGTAACCATTCCAACAGATACACGATGAACCATATAACCTTGTTCAGCCATGCTTTGAATCACTTGCTGCTGGTTTGTCGGGTAAACCTGCTTCACAATGAATCCGTGTCTTTCAGACGGGTTAGCAAGATATTCAGCAGCTTTCTGATTAATCAACACTGAACGAGTTTCTACAGCATCCTGATATTCAGCCTCAGCTTTATTCATTCTGTCAGTAGCCTGTTGTACCTTTGGAAAGTACAAACGTTCAATATGCTCTTTCTGTTCAAACGGTAACAGGTGACTGATACTTGCAACTGGTGATTCAATTTTTACAGCTTGATTCAAAGTGGTCATTATTAATTACTCTTAGTCTGGTTTACTTAGATTTAAGAAAGCAGAAAACCGCGTCAGAGCCAACTTAATGTAACTCGACACGGTATCTAATTAGGGTTGTTCATCTTCTCAAGAGGAATTCCCGTCACTCATTCGGGATGGATGCCTGAGAAGATAAACAGAAGGAAACTGAGGAGCCAGAAATAATCGGTGATTGATGGATAGTGAATATCTCTAACTCATATAACCATTCTGTCATATATTAATGGAATGTCAACGGTTATTTTTAATTCTTTCACTGATTGATTTAATGAGTAATAAGCGAGTAGCTTTAGTCATCATTCTTTTGATGTGATATTTCTTATTCGGGATTGGGTTAATCAAATCACCAATCTTTCTTAATTCAGTATGGACAGTGTGGCAGGTCTTCCCTGTTACTTTGTAATATGTCTTCATTCATAATCGAACCTTTTTTTCAATACAAATAAAAAAGGACTCCGAAGAGTCCCTTTTACATTGCTTTCTCAAAATACCTCTTGACCTGTACCAGTTGATTTTTTGATTAAGCAAACCAGATAAAAAAAATTATCACATGATAAATGGAATCTGTAAAACTCAAACAGCTATCAATCACTCAAATGTTCAGCATTAATATTCAGGTCTTCAAAGCCACCAGTTAAAACCTGTGTCTGGAATGTTCCAATCTTCTGACTATCCATATTCACACTAATGTTAATACGCTGGTCATTTCGGATAGTTGTCTGAGCAGGGTTATACATTGACGGTACAGCAAATGTATTAGCCTGACCGGACAGCGCATTATTACCCTGAAGCCAGTCACCCAATGAACCCATAGCACGTGTGAAAGGGCTATTAGTGATTGAGTCACCATCCTGAGCACCCAACACTTTAGAAGGGTTAGAAAGCCAGTTAAGAGCCTTTGCAATCGGGTTATCAGTCCCTACAGCATTTGGGTACTTCTGTTCAACTCCTGAAGCGTCTACAGCATCATGAGCGACTAAGGCAACTCCTACAGGGCCAGCTAAACGGGATGCACCCTTGAGTAATCCACCTGCACCAGCAGCCGCACCAGCTTCAGCACTACCACCTAACAGAGCACTTAACCATTTCAGCTTGTTAGCCACACCAGCGATAGACTTAACCAGAGCAAGAACACCAGCAGCCCCTACAGCAAATTGTTCAGCAGAATCAACCAGTTTCTTTTGACCGTCTGACAAGTCATCGTACCATGCTGAAGTTCTGAGGATTAACGCTGAGAGTTTTCGGCTCCATTCGTCCACGTGGTCTATCGCTCCAGATGTCATAGAAGCGACCTTTCCGAGGGCGTGACCTAAAGCCTCAGCAATCGGTGAAGAATCGTTGAGCATGTTAGCTACAGAGGCGTTAAACTGGCCTAAGCCCTTTTCAGAGCTGGTGAATGCACGGTTAAGGTCATTCTCCATCGCTGCTTTAACTCGTCCGATACCTGTTACAGCCATTTGTGATACACGGTCTAACCCCCCTGCTTCATCAGCCATCTTTTTCATCTGAGCAGATACACGGGGAAGAACGTCTTTAGACAGTAGCTTGCCATTTTTCATCAGTGCGTCAAGCTGCTGAGTGTTTACACCCAAAGCATCAGCAAACATCTGTTCAGCACCTGGTAG